CAGTAAACTCTGGTATTGCTGGATGGTTTGATCGTTACCCACGTATTCCTTATGGTCGTGCCACAGCTTACACTGCCAAGAATCCACAGAAGTTTGCCATGGCTTTTCCATTCCTACAGCAACTTGCTCAAGGATTTAAAGATCTTCTTCCATGGCGTTACAATAATCAGATGGAAGCTGCCAAGAAACTAGATCAATCATTCTTAGTTCCTGAAACTCCATTCACAACAGTAACTGTTAATAAAACATTCCGTACTGCTGCTCACTATGATGCTGGTGACTTGAACGAAGGTTTGTCTAATCTGTTGACATTGTCTAATGATGGTAAGTATTCAGGTGGTTATTTGATTGCACCCGAGTATCGCATTGCGATTAATGTACGTCCAGGAGACTTGCTACTGATTAACAATCATGAGGTTATGCATGGCAATACACCTATCGTTTGCGAAGAAGGATCTGAGCGTATCTCTTTGGTAGTTTACTTCCGTGAAAAGATGCTTGAGTTGGGTAGCAAAGAGTATGAAGAATGCCGTTTTAACTTTGTTGAATCACGCAGACTAAACAAAGAACACCCAGAGTGGCGTCATCTTTGGAATGGTGTTTCTGCATCTATGTGGGCATCTGATGAGTGGTATGAATACTGCGAAAAGAAACTTGGTCGTGAAACTCTAATAAAGTATCACCCAGAAGCTGAGAAAGCATCTTCACTTGAAGGATTCTTCTGATGTGTAGCGTAATTGGTGCTGTAATCCAATCACCAACTAAGGATGATTTTGAAACCCTTCGTGCTGTTTTCCATGAGTCTAAGATTCGTGGTATGCACGCTACTGGCTTATCTTATGCTAAAGCTAATTCTATCGTCACTCAAAAGTTACCTGTTTCTGCGGATAAGTTCCCATTTGATTTTGAATCGTATTTGAATGAGGATGGTAATCTTTACCTTATTGGTCATTGCAGATATAGCACCAGTGACTTAGAATATAATCAACCCATGGCAGATGCTACTAAAAGTATTGTTCACAATGGAGTCATCTCTCAAGAGTCACCAGAGAAATGGAAAGACTTGTATGGTTATGACTGTATGACTAAAAACGATAGCGAATTAGTTCTTTACTCTAAAGATCCATTGAGAGAATATTCTAATATGTCACTGGGTGTATGTGAACTTTCACTTGATAAGAAAGTTCGTTTCTATCGCAATGGTAAGCGTCCGATTTATTTTACTTTATTTGATAATGGTTGTATAATTACTTCTACTAAAGACATTGCCAAACGTGCAGGTCTTGATATGCCAGTTGAAGTTCCTATGAATATGTACATGACAGTTGATGGTTACCTATCAATGAACATGGAAAGAGTTGATATTATTAATAAAGATTTGCAGGGGATAGAATATGAAACAGTACGCATCTGATAAGTTTACATGGGGTTATGAGATTGAGTGGGGTGATGTAGATCGTCGTTTAACTCCACCTGAGCATCTTGGTAAATGGGAATTTGCTGAAACTGATATTGTAAACATTCATGAGCCAGTCAAGTATATTGCTTGCGATCCTCTTGGGATTGAACCATGGATGGGTGGAGAGATTAACACCAAGCCAACTGCTACTTGGAAAGAACAAGTAGATCGTGTAATGGAACTACATCAGTTCTTTGTTGATAATGGCAATCAACCTTCTGCTTCATGCGTCAATCATGGTCATCTTCATGTGTTCGTTCCAGGACTTAAAGATGACGTAGCTTCATTGAAGAAACTTGTTGCTTATATCAAAGCTAATCAAACAGATACCATTGAGTCATGTTATGGTTTCTATGAGACTGGACAGATGAAAGGTTCCAAGGGTGCTAAAATGTATCTCAAGTATGATGGCGGACGAGAAATGCCAGAATATATGTGTGATAATATCATCAATCTAGCAACAGACTTTGACCACTTTATCAAGTTACATGCTGCTGGCAAAGATGGTGTATCAATGGGTCGTCCATTCCGCTACGCCATCAATACTTACTGTATGAAGCACACAGGTACAATCGAGTTCCGTTGTTTCCGTTCGTCAACCAAACATGACGAGATTGAATCACAGTTCCGTTTTGCAGAGAAGTTTATTGATGCGGCATTGAACGATGGACCAAGTGTTAAAGAAATTCTAGCAGCAGATAACTACAAGTTCCCACCATTCGTTTGGGATCTCAATGAGTATATTGGTTGGATTAACACAAAGTGGGATAAAGAGCGTGGTAACAAACAACGTGAATACCTTGCAGTTGCGTAAATGTTCCAGAGATGAATTTGTCGCAGCTATCACTGACGACAAAGCCGATGGTTTCGCCAAGACATTCAGAGCCAAAGCAGATATGCAAGAGCAGTGGGGTGAATGTTATGGTGCATTTAATAATAATGGCGAGTTAATGGGTGCAATTATTACCACTCTTGGAAAAACTAATCCAAGAGTGGCAAACCTACAATTGCTGCACACATTCAATAAACATCGTCGTAGGGGTGTTGCCAAAGAATTAACCCTAACATCATATCAAGTTGTTAAACTTGCTGGTGCAGTTTACTTTAGAGTTTCTGCAGAACCAGAAGCTGTTGCATTTTATGAAAGCATTGGGTTCAAGTTCTGGGGTAAACAAAAAAGTGGATGTAGTCTAAGCATGTTTAAGATTGCAGGCGATACTATTCTAGAGGGCATTTACGACGACAAAGACCCAGTTCTGCAAAAAGCACTTTATAGTGGTCGAAAGGGAAGCCTAGCCCTGTCCTACATCATGCAAGAAAGTGTTGACTTAAATTCGTTTTTGTAGTATAATAGTCTTATCGAAACTTGATCTTTTATATATTATGGCTTCTAATCATACTAAAGCATCTGCTATTACTGAACGTATCGCAGCTGAATACTTCTGGGAACATGGTTATAAAAACAAATACTCTGGAATGAGTAAAAAAGTTTTTCTGCAAATGACTGCGGATGGAGACTTATCTTTATCCAATGTGTTAGAAAATTTTATTACTCTAATTAATCCCAAGAAAAAAAGATCCAACGAAACTGGCATGGATTTTACTGACAAGAGTGATGCTAAGTATATGTCAACTCGAATCAAAGTCACCAACTCCTATCACACAAAAAAAGATGGAACAGTCACGCATTATCAGTCTAGAATGCTAAACTGCTGTCTTTCTGGTAAGTCACTTCGCAATAAAGTTGGAACACTGCGAATAGCAATCACTGTTTACAATCCAGAAGATGAAACATGTAGCAGAGTTCTACTCGTACGTATTCCTTATCCTCAGTGGAATGAACTTACAGACAAAGGTGGTAACTTGAATTTCGAGTTCAATTTTGATGGCACTATGAAAAACAATTATTTTAAAAAATATGGTAGCTATGTATGTGATGATGTTACATTATTCTGTAAATAATGGATTATAGATTAAAAGAAAACAGACGTGAAGCATTCATTCGCTGGTACGCATGGTCAATGAAGTATGATGACTGTGATCCAGCGGTATGGGCTACTAACTATCTAAACAAAAGATACGAACACAATGATGAACAGCGTTTATGGTTAGCATGGCTTTATGGTAATACTTACTACCTTCCAACTGCATGGGTTCTCATGAATGAATTCCCAGACTTTGAGTTGGCAACAGTGGATCGTATCACCCAATGGAATACTGTCAACTACAAACGACTTCGTTACCAAACTGATACAAAGTGGAACAAGGGACACTTACCTACGATGTTTGCTTCTTATCAAGAATTCATTGGCAATAAATCACAGCGTGAGAAATTAGAGAGTTATTATGGAGATACAGAAGAACAAAACTTTACACGATTGTGGGAGATACTTAAGGGAAGCCTGCATAAGTTTGGGCGTTATTCTACTTGGTTCTATATGCAACATCTCAAGCACACTGCTGGTGTTCGTATTGAGCCCACTAGTCTTATGTTGGACGATTATGATGGCTCTCGCTCTCATCGTAATGGACTTCTTTTCGCCATCGGCGAGGATAACGATTATGATAGAAAACTCACTGCGGTGGAGTACGCAAGACTTGAGTCACATGGCAAGAGTATTCTTACAGAAACAAAAGAAAGGTTCCCAGAACTAGCAAGTCAAATAGACTTCTTTACAATGGAAACCTGCCTGTGTTCATTTAAGAAGATCTTTCGTGAGAAACATGGACGCTATTTGGGTTACTACTTAGATCGTCAATGTGAAGAAATCCAACAGTGCGAATCAGATGGTTGGTATGGTATTGATTGGAATGTTTTATGGCAAGCAAGAAACGAAACTATTGAATTACGTTTAGATAATAAACATGGTATTGATAAAGAAAAGTTTCCTAATTTTATTAGATCAGGTAGAATAGAAAACTTATACTGGATGTTTGATGATGAGCAACCGCAACCTTTAGGATTGGAGATATTTACATGAGCGATATGAATATGGGTAGTACTGTTACTACACTACCACAAGATATGATTACACCTACTACTAATAGTATTACTGGTGGAATTATGATAGGAAGTTCTAATTATACTAGTTATACTAATTCTACGGCTACATCAACACTTACTATTACAACTTCAGCACAAGAACTTCTTGATAGACGAGAAATGAATCTTATTGTAGTTGATCATAAAGTTTCAGAAATGGAAATGATGAAACTAAAAGAAATTCGACCAGACTATGCAGATATCATTAAAGATAATATCGCTAAAAAAGCCACCATAGAAGTCATCAACAAAATGACATTTACTAAGAAGAAACTTCTTGATGATGACACCCATCACTTCTATGGGCGAGTTTATGTGTTCACTAAGGAAGAATTGATTCAATTGATTGAGGAAGCACGTTATGCATGATAAGTTTGGAGTTGGAGATGTTATTTCTGTCCAACTAATTAAAGGTAATGTAAAGAAGCGTAAACTGCTGGCAGTGGGTGGCCAGCCAGGAACTGGTAAGACTACACTGTTCCGTAAGTTTATGGAAGCACATGAGTGGGAAAGGGTAGAGCCTAAGAAGATGCTACCTGCACTCTATTGTAAGGCACTTGATCTATACATCCTAGGTAAGTATGAGGATGGTGAAACCTTTGCTGGAACAGATCGTTTGTCTATGGCAGTCCAACCAGTGGCTCAAGAGTTTGCCAAAGAAACCACCTCAAATATCCTGTTCGAAGGCGACCGAATCTTTAATCAGTCGTTTCTAGAGTTCTCAATGGATCTTGAGAACATAGATCTCCAAGTCATCTATCTAAAGGTTCCAGATGCTATGCTTAGACAGCGTTATGCAGATCGTGGATCTGACCAGTCTGAGACATTCCTAAAAGGTAGGGCGACTAAATATAGTAACATCCTCTCTAACTTCGAGTTGATGCCCTATATTACTGAGTTTGTAAACACCAACTTAGAGGAGCAAGGGAAAGTTCTTGCATTTATGAATCAACACTTAGTTTAAATGCAAGGGTTTTCTGGGATATGAATGAATTTCCTGGAAACAGCAACCTTCGACTGGATGGATCTACTCAATTTTCATGAGCGTCCATTTAGGGCTAAGTACATTCCATCAAAAGTGTGGAAAGACCTAGACCGATATCGCAACGATTCGGTCGGTCTTGCTAACTACTTTAAAAAGTGGCGCACTAAAATACAATGGTTTCAAGAAAAGTCAAACGCAAAGATGTTTGACCACTACGTATGTGTTGGTGGAGAATACTCTCCTGAAGATCGTCAGTGCGTCATACAAATCTGCACTCACTACTACAATGACTTTAACTTTACCGATACATCTTGGGTCACCTTTAAGTATAAAGTAATACAAGTTCATATGCATGAGTTAATACACTTTATGCAGTTCGATAGAAGATGTGATGAGTGGAGCAACTACGTTGTTCCTTATAAAAAAATTGGACATGCCAAGATAGATAAAGAGCGCAAGTATCTATCCGAGTTCGATGAGATCCAAGCATATGCGCATTGTGTTCTGCTAGACTATAAATTTTTCAGACCAAATTATACTACAGAACAACTAATCAGTCGTTCTACCAAGTATCATGATTCCAAAACTCTGCATTACTTCCTAAAGACTTTCAATTACGACTATAAAAATAACGTAGCTACACACAAGATTGTACAACAAATAATTAAGTGGGATCGTAAATATGATAGAGTTATTCATGCCTCCAAGCGCAAATAAATAGTATAATAATTACATATTGATTGGTCACTAATGTCTGGACAAGTTAAAAACAAACAACTAATACCGACTGCTTTCGGAATAGCAGACGGAAATGAAGTCACACTCACTTCTTTAAACACTAAAGTAAAGAGTAAGTTAAAGAGTATGGGGCTATCTCCAGCTGTGGTTTCTGCATGCGAGTATCTTTATGATCATGCGCTTAAAGGTGATAGTAGCTTTCCAACTAATCCTGGAACCCTAAGCAAAGAAGATTACAATATCGTTCTAAAAGACTTTGGAGAAGTAACTGGAGCAGCATGGCTCTTGCAATCATATAGCAAGAAGTATAGAGCAGTTAAGTTTCCTATTGGTAACGAAAAACTTATCGACTACATGCTAGTAACAAAGCAGGGTCTGGTTGAAAAGTTTTCAGCAAAGGCTGGACAGGGTGGCAAACCTTCTATCACTTCTTTGATGCCAGTCATCGAGGAATTGATTACCACGTCACAAGCAACCCTTGATATTAAACTAGCAAAACCATCATGGGTCATCTATCATCTTTCAACTGAAGAAAAGAATGGTTTGTATTTTGGACCACTTAAAGCAGCACAGTATTTAAATAGTGATGGATGGGTAGCTTTAACTAAGTTACTAAAGCATAAAGATCTCAAGACTGGTTATACTAGTGGTCTTCCTACACAGGCACAGATGGAAACTGCCGTAGTGAATATGGGTACATACGAAAACCTACGCAAGTATACAAAAGATTTTTACGATGCCACTGGTTATTCAAGCACAATTAACGTAGAAGTTTCTAAGCGTATTATGGGTAAGGGTTATGATCGTGTTCGTTATGGTTTATTACATTATCCAATTACAGCTGAGATGGTTAAGTGGTTAAATACCTCAACTAATCATGCGCAAGCCCTATTAAATATGACTGCCAATACTTTAAATATTCAGCAGGTTTATATGGACTTAAAGGGAACTTCAATTGTTTATAGCGTAAAAGCATTCTCAGACGCTGAGTTTAAATTTGGTTCTCCAAGTAGCGCACCATACCCTACTAATAATAGAATGGGGTTTACCATGAATAAATCACCCCAACCTATTACTAGGATCAAAGAGTAATCCCCTCAATTCTGTAGGGTTATTAAGAAATCGCTTGACGGAAATTCCAAAATAGGGTATAATAAGAGTATATGCTGAATCTTAAGTCGTACATAAAAGAAGAAAAAAACACTCACATGGAGCACCTCGAAGATCTGATCTTCAATGAGGGTGTTGCGGGAACAAAACAAGCGATCAAGTTTCTCCGTGATCTACGTGACATGCTTGCCAGCAGTGCAAAGGCTAAAGTCACTTCCACTGTAAAGTGGGATGGTGCTCCAGCAATCTTTGCTGGTATTGATCCACGTGATGGTAAATTCTTTATCGCCAAAAAGGGTGTGTTCAACAAAGAGCCAAAGATATACAAAACAGTTGCTGAGATTGACGCTGATACTGATGGTGATCTGGCAGCAAAGTTTAAAGTTGCACTGCAAGAGTTTAGCAAGTTGGGAATTAAAAATGGCGTCTATCAGGGTGATCTAATGTTTACTCAATCAGACCTGAAGATAGAAAACATAGAAGGATCCAAGTATGTTACCTTCCATCCCAACACTATTGTTTATGCAGTGCCAGCTGAAAGTGATTTAGCCAAGCAGATTAAGAAAGCAAAGATCGGTGTAGTTTGGCATACCACTTATACTGGTAACAGCTTTGAGTCAATGACTGCTTCTTTCGGTAAAGGTATTGTTGAGAAATTCAAAGCTGTACCTAGCATCTGGATGGATGATGCTAACTACAAAGACTATTCAGGCACTGCCACCTTCACTAAAAAAGAAACTGTGACTCTAGATGGTATTATCAACAAAGCAGATACTCTTGTTAATTCTATTCAAACTGCCACGTTAAATGGCATCAGTCAGAATCCTGACCTACTGTTGTTGGTTAAAACCTTTGGTAATAGCAAGATCCGTGCTGGTGAAAAGATTACCGATACCAGCAAACATGTTACAGAACTGTTTAACTACGTTCATGAGAAGCTGGAACCAAAGCAGAAAACCGAAAAGGGTATCGCTGCTGGTGAAGAAAAACGTAAGAAGATCATGGCATTCTTTGCCAACCATGATAAGAAAGAGATCGTTAAGATTTTCGATCTGGCAAATGCGCTGGTTGATGCCAAGCATATGATTGTTGATAAGATGAATCAGGCTGGTCATATCTCCACCTTCCTTAAGACTACCAATGGATTTAAAGTCACTGGAGTTGAAGGTTTCGTGGCTATTGATCACATGACAGGTGGTGCAGTTAAGATCATTAACCGTATGGAGTTTAGCCAGTCTAACTTCTCGCCAGAGATTATCAAGGGCTGGCAGCGATAATAAATTCGCTAAATAATACACAGTTACAATTTTATAGATGGGTCACATGAAAAAGTATTCGCAGTTCCTAAAGGAACTACCAAACAAAACAGTAGTATTTGCTTTCGGCAGGTTCAATCCCCCGACTACGGGACATGAACTGCTAATTAAAGCAGTCAAAAAGCTAGCAGCTACACATAAAGCTGACCATGCTATCTACGCATCAAAGACCCAAGATTCTAAAAAGAATCCACTTGCAGTGGACAAGAAGGTTCATTATTTGAACCTGATGTTTCCAGGTACAAATTTCGTGGCAGCGAATGCACAAGAACGTACCTTTGTTGAAGCTATAATAAATCTAAACAAGAAATATAAAAGTCTGATCATGGTTGCTGGTAGCGATCGTGTTCCAGAATATGAGAAGATCCTTGCCAAATATAATGGTAAAGAATTCCACTATGACACTATGCAAGTTATCTCTGCTGGTGAACGTGATCCAGATGCCGATGATGCGTCTGGTATGTCTGCCAGTAAGATGCGTGCTGCAGCATCCAAGGGAGATTACTCCCACTTCAAACAAGGTTTACCATCTACAATGCGTGACATTGATGGTCGTCGTTTAATGAATGACGTTCGTATGGGTATGGGACTTGAATCAATCAAAGAACAAATCAATCTCGTCAAGAATGATCTGCGTGAGCAGTATTTCCATGGCGAGATTTTCAACATTGGCGATATCGTAGAGGCTAATGGTCAATCATACGAAATCGTTAAGCGTGGATCAAATCACTTACTGCTAAAAGAAGAATCTGGTAAACTTATTTCCAAGTGGATCCAAGATGTTTCAATGGCCAAAGAACTACACTTAAAGGAAAGTATGCTTCCAGAAGAACTAACAGACAAGACACTTAAGCCAACAGATAAGATTAAGGTTGCTAGAATTATCGCAACAATGCTTGGTACTGATAATGCTGAAACATCAGCCAATCCTGAGATGTTGGTTAATACTGCACTACGTAAAATTCGTAGCAAAGCATTGAACCCAGAAGCACTTAAGATTCTTGATAAAATGTTAGCATTGGCTACTGAAGTTGGTATTCAGTATGATGCTACATTAAAGCCTTCGAAATTAAAAGAAGGTGTACTTCAACCAAATGGTAATGATCAAATTCCAGTGACTACTGACTCACCAGTTGTAAATAAAAATAGCAAATTCAATATCGCCAAAGATCGTTTACGTTATACTGACTTTGTTAAATTGAAGAAGATGAACGATGTTAATGAGGCGTATACGCATGAAGTCTCTGTTAGCTATGATAAGATGGGACAACGTGCAACAGGTAAGGTTCGTGTAACTGCAGATGATCATGAAGAAGCTAGAAAGAAAGCACTCTCTGTAATGAGTGGTCGTGAGAATAATGTAAAAGTTCACAACTCCAAAGAAACTGGTTCAAATATAGCGCATCACTTTAAAGAAGACATTGAACAGATCGATGAGATCTCTCAAAAACTTGCTGGTAATTACTATGCCGCAGCTACAAAGAAACATGTAGATAAAGTTGGCATGAAGCGAAACATGTATGATCGTATCGAGAAAGATATGGGAAAGCAACGTAAAGCTGGTGTTGATCGTGCTTTAGATCGTTTAACTAAAGAATCAACTGACGAAGAAGATGCTGATTCAATGATGCCAACATGCCCAATCTGCAACTCTGCTAATTGTAAAGAAGCTACGCATGGTTACAGTAAAGCAATGGAACCTATGTTTGATCCATTCTTTAAAGAAGAATCCGAAGCTGAGCCTGTAAAGTCCCCAGTTGTTGACCTGTCTTCCTATGAAGGTGACTATGATCACAACATGGAAGGTGAAGAACTCTCTGACGAAGAATTAGATAAGATGGCTGCAGAGATTAATGACATCGATGATGTTATTGATATGTATGACGAAGATGAATTGGCCATTGTTGATGCCGACACTGGTGAAGAAATCCCAGACACTGACGAAGAAAACCAATTTAATGAACAATCCATTATGGAAGTTTTGTCTCGTGTGGAACGTATGCGTGCCAAGATGCGCATTAAGCGCACATCGGCTAAACGTCAACGTGCCACTAAGATTGCTCTTAGAACATACTCTGGTTCAGAAAAGATTAACAAACGTGCACGTCGTTTAGCCATCAAGCTAATGAAGACACGTCTACTGCGTGGTCGTGATCCAACGAAAGTTTCTGTTGGAGAGAAAGAAAGAATCGAGCGCACGATTGAGAAGCGTAAGGTAGTAATTGGTCGTTTAGCAATGCGTTTGGCTCCACGTGTTCGTAAGATCGAAAAAGCACGCATGACTCATACTAAATTCACACAAGGCTCTACTCCAAATGTTAGCATTTAAAGAACACCTCGAAGAACAAGTTCGAGTTGGCAAGGTTATGCAATTTGCCGCTAAAGCACATGAACTTTGGCGCAACCAGCATATCAAAGACAAGGGCGATGTTCCTAGAATTAAAAAGAACAGTGATGGAACTGAAGGTGATATTAATGTCCCTTTCCATAAACTACATCCTGATTGGAAAAAGGAAAACATTGCGGCAGGTCATGCAGCATTGGCAGCTACAAAGAAACATCCCCATGATATGGAGAAAGCAGCTGAACATGTACACAATGAGTGGATGAAGCGTAATCCTAAGGCAGATTATAATGCATCTCAGCATAAACCTTATAAAGATTTACCTGAAGATGAAAAAGAAAAAGACAGAGTTCATGTCCGTGCCATGTCATCTTTAAAAAATAAATAATTCTATGATAAATTTTAAGGAATATAACAATTGTATCTGCGAAACAGCCGATGCTGGTCTTGCTGCTAAAGCAAGCAAGTCTGGTGTTTCAATTGGTACACTACGTAAAGTATATCGTCGTGGTGTTGCTGCATGGAACTCTGGTCATCGTCCAGGAACTACTCCACAGCAGTGGGGTATGGCTCGTGTAAACTCTTACATTGGCAAGGGCAAGGGAACATATGGTGGTGCAGATAAAGATCTGCATGAAGAAAATCTACAAGAACTTAGCACTGACAAATTAGCACAGTATAAAAAAGCTGCAAGTGCAGATGCAAGTGCAGCTGACAAAGCTGGTAACTATGCTAAAGGTAATAAACGATTCAGTGGTATCATTAAAGCAACTAATAAACAGTTTGATAATGATATGAAGAAACAGGTCAAAGAAAGTAATAATTCTGACTATGATAAGGCAGAAGAACATTTATCAAAAGCAAATGATGCTGACGCTAAAGGTGATAAGAAATCATTCCATGCACATATGGCAAACCACCATGATTCTATGTCAGAATGGCATGATTCAAAAGGTCGTTCTGCCTCAGCTGATAAACATGCAGAAAAAGCTGATTACCACCATGAGAAATCTCTGAGCGAAGAAACTAATCCAGTTCCAAAAGACAAAGAGTCTGGACTGCCAAAGAAATACGTTGCTGGTCTTTCTGCGTCAACAGCAAAGGCACGTGCTGCTCACTTTGCTAAAGCTGATAAGTTATCTGACAGAGATCCAGAGGCATACAAACCAGCACCTGGAGATGCCACAGCCAAGACTAAACCAAGCAAGCACACATTAAAGTATCATGCAATGTTTGGTGAAGACATGGATGAAGAAATCTACGAAGCATGCTGGGATAGTCACAAACAAGTTGGTATGAAGAAAAAGGGTAACCGCATGGTTCCTGATTGTGTACCAAAGAACGAAGAATTTGAAGCCCAGTTTGATCTAATTGAAGAGTATGTCGAAGAACTTGCTTTGGTTCATAATATGGACTCAGAAACTATTTGGGAAACCTTGGAAAGCATCACTGATGATGAACTGCTAGAAGCAGCAGTTGATGCTAAAGGACATAAAAGTTCTACTGGTGGTCTGACACAAAAGGGTCGTGATTACTACAATAGACAGTCTGGTGGAAATCTTAAAGCACCAGTCACTACTCCACCATCAAAATTAAAAGCTGGTAGCAAAGCTGCCAATCGTAGAAAGTCTTTCTGTGCACGCATGGGTGGTATGGAAGGTTCGATGAAAAAACCTAATGGTGAGCCAACTCGCAAAGCATTGGCACTAAGAAAATGGAATTGTTAAAATGGAAGAATTAGTAACAGCGTTAAAGGTATTGTTGGCTAACCAAACCTTTATGTACTACAAAATTCATAGCTATCACTGGAATATCGAGGGTATTGAATTTTCTCAGTACCATGATTTCTTTGGTGAACTCTATGAAGACATCTATGCCTCAACAGACCCAACTGCAGAGAATATCCGCAAATTAGATGCGTATGCTCCAATTAGTCTAACTGAACTCTATAACTATAAGACAGTTGACGAGAATGAGACTCTTGTTGTGTTGCTGCGTGATATGCTAGCAACCCTAATTATGGATAACGATAAAGTCATTGCAAGCCTAAATAGAGTATTCGCTCTTGGAACAAGAGAAAACAAGCAAGGTCTATGTGATTTTATTGC